GAGCGTGAGCAGACAATGGCAGACACAGCTTACCAGAGATGGGTACAAGAGTTGCAAGTAGCAAGTATGTATATAGATAGACAACCCTTACTGAATGCAAGGGATGCAATGCAAGAGTGGGACACTTCCCGCTTCCGAGTACCAGTAACAATATAACACAAGATGTATGTAGTGTATAAGATAACATAGTATAATAGCTCTCATATAGTAATAGTTGAGATGAACCCCAGCCAGAACCGGTTGGGGATTCATTATGCCCCCGAAGTGAAAGCGTTTATACAATGCCGTTAGTATGCCTGCCCGATGCAACCCAATGGGCATCACGCTTCCAGAGGAGCCCGATGCAGCTCAGTAGCAGTGGTGCTCCCAGAGGGCGGCAACTGAATTTCATGTAATCCCTAATAACGGCAACGCATATACGCTCACCGGGCCCGCTTAAATACCGAGCCTGGTTTTTTCGCTATAGGACCCCTTTTTGATATATGGTGTGACACCCTATTGGACAGGAATAGGTAAAATATATTTAGTTAAGATATTTATAAGTGTACTAAAACTTACTACAATGTTAAAGCAAGAAGTATACCAGAAAGCAGCAGAAGTATTTGGAGTTAGTGTAGGGATAGCAAACATAATTGGGTTTACAAACGTATTGGATGAAAGTAACGAACCCGACTTCACACCAGAAGAATACAAAGGAGTAGCAGATGAAATAGACATCAATATGATAATTTGTAACGCAATAGATGGGAACAAATATCAGCAGTTACAAAAGAAGTTATATGACTTAACCAGAAAAAGACATCCCAGAATTAAAGATGTTACTATATATAAGAAAGCTTGGAAAGATATTAAATAATGGCAGATACTACTACAAATATAAAAGAACCTGTTATAGGAACAAACGGAATTGTGGCAACACCAAACTCACCACAATCATACCCAAAGGTAGCATTCCCTACACCTATTTCAGTTCCTCCCAGTTTTCCAATGAGTGACCCTATCAAATCAATGATAGCAGCGCTTCAACTTGTTCCAACCGGTCAGAACACACCTGCAGCACCAAGCGCAGTTCTATCACCGAATACCCAGCCCATCCCAGTATCACCTGCGGATATTAAAGCTCAGGGTATCACCGTACCGATTGGACAACCAGCACCGATTAAACGAGAGTTTGATAAGGTCGATGTAAATGGAGTTATCCTTCATAGACCCGTTGGAATGCCGGAGACTACGATACCGGAGACAGTAAATGTTAAGGAGCCTGTTAAACCGATAGTTGATTCACCAAAATCCAATAAGCCCGTAGAAACGATAGTAACACCGGCGGCGCAGGCAGTGGGAGTTCCTACACCACCGGTTACTGCCAGTTCCGTTCCGCCAAAACCGGCCGCTACGACTGGCGTTACAATTAAACCCGTAAAGACCGGTAGGGAAATACAACAACACCCTGAGCGGTATAAAAAAACGCCAGAGGGTTGGGTTGTAAACGCAGGTCCGCAAAACACTACCATACAATTAGTTTCAGCAACCAGACCCAAACTATATGAGGTACTAAAGGCCGATGGGGTTATCATCCGTATAGCAGATACTTACTTAATCTCACCTAAAACGGCTAAGACCATTAGGGATTCAGGAAACCCACACTATGACGTAATAGGAAATGGTAGTGCTCTGGGAGTAGATGTAGGTAAATCCATACCGATTATAGATTTGGATATATCTAAACTAACACAGCTAGGTAGTAAGCGAGATGAATCCAACTCATACACAGCCGTTGCTGATGTAACCTACATATACGAAACAGAGGAAGTGGTACCGGGTATACCTCGTGGACTCGTAGACCAAATAAACTATACACTCGTTGAGAATATAGAAAGACCCGAAGATGAATTTGATATATGGAACATAGTATATGATGCTGATTACTCCATTACGAAGTTACGAGCGGATACCCGTCAACCTGGTGGAGCCAATGTAGATTATAAGAAACTGGCTACATTCATAGGTGGAGTAACCGCCAAAGCAAATCTACTACGAAGTGATTTTAATTCGATTAAGGACCTTTACTACAATGGTAAGATACCTACAACGGCACGAGGTCGAGTACACTTCAAGAAGCGTGCTCTAATGATTGATAACGATGCTGATTCAAATCGTAAACACAATACAACATTTACAAATACACCACAACTGGCTGTACCAAGTACTGACCCTTTTCATCCTAACCAAACCCCTGAAGAGCGGGCTGCACTTGCGGCTTCTGCATCCCTTGCGGTATCGGCATCTGCGGCGGCTGAGGCACAACGAATTGTATCTGCCTCACTTGCGGCATCCGAATCCGTTAGACGTGCTATCATTGCTGAATCGGCATCTCTTGCTGTAACGCAGAGTGGGTGGTATACTCGTTGGGATGGTTATGGATTTACACCGGAAGAAAAGATATGGTTATGGCGTAAGGCGATAACAGGCTCACTAATGAGTCTACCAAACTCACAAACCGAACTGAATCCGCCGGGCGCTCCTTCGCTGAATTGGAATAACCGACTTCAACTGGCTGCCACTGGGTATGACCCGAAGCGTGGGTATCGTTTCAATGGTATGGTAACTCTACCGGATGGAGATTGGTATGGACGTATCCCCGATAAGGCACTATTCTTTAAACAATTACCGGATTATGATTCCGGTGCTAACATTATACACTTTGATAACCTTACGGAGTTTCCAAAACTATTACACCCATCACTAACCGACCCCGTAAGGGCATCGTATAATACGCAGATATGGTTTGCAAACCGTGGACACGAATCGGATTGGGGCCCGGATAAAATGAGTGAGATTGTGCGCAGACTCGGGCTAACGGATTTCAATTCCATACGAGGCCGTTATGTAGGTCGTGACCAATGGGGTGAAAGGCCTTTAAACGCATGGTTCTGGGAAACAAACATTAAGAAACGTGCATCCGTATTATCTCTTGCTAAAAGGATATACGATTTGGAATATGCGAAGGGGTATCGTTTACCCGGAGTAGCACCGGTATCTGGCTCTAATACGGGTTCGTTTGATATTGCGTACACTACTTCGGCGAAACAATTATCGCAGGACCAAATGATTGCAAAGTGGCAGGCTTACGATTTTACTAACTCCGAAAAGGAAACACTCAAACAACCTGTTAAGACCACTATTGGTGGATGGGCAATGGTACAAGCTGCTCCGTTTAATGTGGCACTTAATGGTGGACGTGGTGTGAACATAAATGTACGTTGGGATCCGGATGTAGTGCGTAAGGGTAGAATATACGAACCGATGCCAATGGAGTATCAACGAAATGCGTTTGGTAGTGGATTCCAAGCGGGTGATGTTACCAAGCTAACCGATTTGTATGGAGTACCACCTACGGGCGGCGGCTTTGGGCAAACGGAGAACCGTGATAAGTATTTCATTGAGAAGAACAATGTGAGAAAGGCTGAGCTGCTTGCACTTGGTGCTGATATACGGATTCTCGAACTTTCAACTGGCATATACTATTAACCTATGAAACTATTTATTGAAATACTATTATTCTTACTATGCGTAATCGTTTGCTTACCAATGATTTTGGGGTTAATGCTGTTGCTAACTGCGGATAAGGTGATAGTAGTACTGCGTAAGAGATTAATTAACGGGAAAGGGTTGTAATTGCTCCACCTATCAAATTTCTACCTTTACGACATCCTCCAAGAATTTTTTTAAAGAGAACCACCCCAACCCCTCCCTCTTTTTTGTGAATGGATATAATTATTAGTAAAACGATTATATGATTATACAATTTGATACAGAAAAGGAAATAGTTGCGGTACCCGAGTCACGCATTACATTGACCGGCATTAATATTATACAGTTAGTAGATAACCCAAATACGAAACAGGTTAGGGCTTTTACCGAAGAAGTTGGAATCCTTACCCTATGGGAAGGCGATGCGTATGATACAATCGGTCAATGGACTGATGCGGATGTTGCTGCAAGAATTAATGAATTATACTCATAAATTTTGCAATTCAGATAATTATTTGTATATTGTATTCCTATGAATGTTACGGTATTAAATAAGATTGAGTCCGGTTGGGTAAGATTGAACTGGAAGGATTATATAGATAAAGTGCCGTTTAAAAAGTCCGATTTAGAAACTATGGTGGACTTGGTTGATAATTTTAAAGGAAATCGTAAAGTGAAAGAATTAGTTCTTTTTAAATTCAGAAGATTATCCGCTTATGCAGTTATCTCCAAATCAGAGTTTCCTGAATTATTGGATTGGGTATTCGACCAATTTATTAAATTAGAATTGTATGAATACTGTCCAAGATTATTAGAATTAAAAGCAAAGTTATGTACAAATTTGAAGAAATCATCAAAGCTTGGGTAACCAAATGGAATCCAACAGAAAGAGAACGTGAATTATCTAAACTCAGATTAGAAATATGTGCAACATGTCCATCTCGTAAAGAAATGCTTGGAGATGTTAGATTGTTTGTAATATGTAATGAATGTGGATGTCCATTAGAAGCGAAATCACATACCCCAGTTAAAGGTGGATGTCCATTGGGTAAATGGGATAGCATTGATAAAAAATTTTAAAATAAGTTATGATAGTAGTACCAGAAACACCTATAACGGATAATTCGTTTGATAAATGGAAGGCACATAAGATTGAAGTAGAAGATGAAGAAGATAAGTTCTATTATTATGTTATTCCGTTGATTGATGTTGATGAAAAAGAATTGCAGGATATAGAAGGAATACCGGCTCTATTCTCATCGGAGTCAGATGAGTTTGAAGATAGTGAAACAGGTAATAGAATATTTACAATGCGGCTTTTTGATGAAGACCTGCCGGAATTAACAACCGAAGAAGAAGTAGAAATACTTTATAAAATCCTTACAAAGCGTGAATTATTTTTAAGATAACCCATATATATTGTTGATGAAAAAAACAAAAAACAAATTAAAAAGAAAGCATTTAAAGAAAAAATTAATATTGGCATTTAGAAAGGCATTTACATCCAAAGGTGAAGGTATCGCAAAAATGAATGGTATTATTTAATATATTAAGGGAGAATTAGTTTTCCCTTTTTTTATGCTTATTAAAAACAAACATTATGAAAGACACACAGGTTTACAACGAACTCGTACAATTAATGAGAGGGTTCTTTTTAGAAAAGGGATTTGTAGAAGTTCCAACACAATCAAGATTATCAATCTTAGCTGCATGTGAAAACCCACATTCAGTTGCCACATTCAATTACAATGGTGAAGTGTGGCCTCTACCACAAACGGGTCAAATGTGGTTAGAGTATGAATTACTTAAAAACCCAAGTTGGCCGGGTTGTTTCTGCGTATCAACATCATATCGTCAGGAAAAAGACCCAATACCCGGAAGACACGAATTAATATTTCCTATGTTTGAATTTGAAAGTAAAGGTGGGATTGAAGAGCTAATGGATTTAGAAATGGAGTTATTAGAGTATTTAGGTTTTACAAGTCCAGTAACGATTGATTACAATACACAATGTAAACAATATGATACAGAAATATTAGAAGCGGAGCATGAGACAATGATGTGGAATGAGTATGGTTCTTCTATTATGTTACATAGCTTTCCTTTAAGGACTTCTCCATTTTGGAATATGAAACAAAGAGGAGATGGCATCTTCAACAAAATTGATGTTATACTTTACGGTCAGGAAACCATTGGTAGTGCTGAGCGCAGCTGTGATGTAGAGGAAATGAGAGAAACATTCTATACTATATCCGAAGGTGGTTATGCGGCCAAACTATTTGAATTGTTTGGTAAGGAGCGTGTTGAGAAAGAACTTGAAGAGTTCCTATCATTTGATTTCTTTCCACGTTTCGGGGCCGGTATAGGAATGACTCGATTGGCAAGAGCATACATTATGAAAGAGCAGGAAATATTTGTATAAACCACACGCCGCCCAATATATAAAGCACTCCAAATGGGGTGCTTTTTTATTTGGTAAAACGGATTATTTTTCGTATATTGGAGTATAAAACTTAAAACAAATGAATAAAACACAAAAAGAATTAGAAGCGAATTACGATAAGTTTATTACTATCGTTAAAAAGTATTTTACAGGTGAAAGACTTGAAAAGTTATTACATATGTATTCCGAAGGTGAGTTGGCATACAATCTGGCTATTGCGCCGGCAAGTGGTAATTTAAGTTACCATAATTGTTATACCGGTGGTTACATAGACCATATTTTCAATGTATGTAAAAATGCTCTTAAAGTAAAACAATTTTTTGTTGATATGGGTGGTAAGCCTGATTTTACTGATGAAGAATTAATCTTTTGTGCCCTACATCACGACTTGGGTAAATTAGGAACAAAGGGTAAACCACACTATATTCCGAATGATTCTGATTGGCATGTAAAAAATAAAGGAGACTTGTTTAAGAAAAACCCAGAAAATGTTTATATGACAATTACTGATAGGACATTTTTTACTTTACAAGATTATGGTATTAGAATTTCTGAAGCAGAATATTTTGGAATTAAATTAACCGATGGTCTTTATGATGAAGATAATACAAAGTATCTTAAAGTATTCGACCATTCCAAGAGAATGAAATTTAAAATTCCATATGTTTTACATTGGGCAGACCATATGAGTACTGTAATTGAGTCACAAGATAATAAAATGTAATGACAATTTGTCAGATATAATTGTTTGGTATAGTTATTGAACAATATATTGAAACAATTATTTAACAAACAAAACAAAAAATTATGACTTATTACAATTTAGAAAAGGTGTTAAACGAATTTATGAAAGACCCTTGGATGGGAGAACCAAAAAAATACACAAGCTATGTACCAACGAAAGCGGTTGTAGATTTAAAAGATGATAAGCTTGAATTGGCATTATCAGTTATTGGGCATGACCCAAAAAATGTAGAAGTTAATCTAACAGAAGATAAGATTAACATACGTGCTACAAAGGATAGAGAAAACAAAGATGTTGCAAATCAATTTGTATTTGATATTGATGAAACCCTTAACCTATCAAAAGAATACGATGGATTGACTGCTAAAGCAGAAATTAAAAATGGAGTAATCACTATCGTTATTGAAAAGAGAGAAGCACAAAAGCCAAAGAAACTTTCTATTAAGTTTTAATTTGGCGCAATCGGTTATTTTTAGTATATTTAAAGGGTGAGTATAAAAATCTCACCCTTTTTATTATTTAAACTATTTATTATTATGATGTACAAAGAAAAAGTTTTAGGATTATTACAAGCGTTAGAAGGAAAAATGCGAATGATTGAGAGTGTATCGACAGGTGCAATGAGGATGTCTAATTCCGAAGTTTCTAACCTTATTAATCAAACAAAAAAAACTATTGAACAATTAACCGAGTTGGTATCTATTGAAAGAGACTAATGAATTGGCTTAAATATTTAGTTGGATTAGCAGCTCTTGCTATCGCCGGTTGCGCAGCATACTTCTCTGTGACCGGTTTAGGTGTGCTATTTAGTGGAGCCTCAATGGCTGTAATGGTTATGGCTTCTACATTGGAGTTCGCAAAATTGGTTGCTGCTACATACCTAAAGCAAAAATGGAGTGTAATACACGGATTTAATAAGGTATATCTTACTATTGCCGTTGGTGCACTTATGTTAATCACTTCTGCCGGTATTTTTGGGTATCTTTCAAACGCATTTCAACAACAAAACATAAAATTAGACCAAGTTCAACGTGAAATTTCGGTTTGGTCTAATAAAATTCAGCAAGATACGGCTCAAATCAATCAATTAACCGGACAAATCAATCAACTTAACTCAAATCAGGGTAAAATTATCGGCGATGGCAATGTTAATAGCCGAATTTTAAAGAGTGTAGATAGTAGGGATAAGCAAATCAGTAAATTGCAAGATAAAATCGGAGCATTACAAGATAGTTTGGTAAAATATAACGAAAAAATCAATGAAATTAAGAATAATAACATTGAATTAGAAAAAGAAGTAGGTGGTTTTCGTTTCGTTGCGGAGGCATTTGGACTAGAATTGAATACCGTAGTAAAATTCTTCATATTTTTAATTGTAATCGTATTTGACCCTCTTGCAATTGCTCTAATTATAGCATTTAACGGGCTTATAGCTAAAGAAAACGAAAAGCCACAGGAATTAAATGAGTTACCAAAGACTGAATCCGATAAAAGCTATGAAATTTATGGTGATCAACCCGAAAATACATCAAAACCAGAAGAAACTCCTATATTACTATCGGAAAAGGATGCTGATGTATTTAGTGAGGATATATTTAATCCGCCAAAAAATGAGGTATTAAAACACGCTGCATCGCAATATAATGATGAACCCGAAGTTGAATTTATACCAAATGCAGAATTTAGTACAGAGGATATGATTAATAAGGTTAGAACCGAGCAAATGGAATTATACAAAAAAGATGATTTTCCTTGGCATAATTCGGAATTATGGATAAATGACCCTAGAGCTGTTCAATTTTGGATGCAGCACAAGGGCGGTTCACAGCGTGCCTATAATAGATTGAAGCCGTTTTAAATAAATTTGGTAAATCCAAGTATTTTTCGTATATTTAGGTATAAAACTTAAAATATGAATATAGGATACGCTTGTATTAACATGACAATGGGTAAGAAAATTACCACAAATCGTTCAATGGTCAAAAGAACATTCAACGCTAAAGGTTTGGACTACGTTTCCGAACTAACTCTGCTAAATGCAAAAGATATTATCAAAATCTTACAATGGAACAAATCCAATAAGATTAATTTCTTTCGCCTTTCTTCCGCAATCGTTCCTTGGGGTGACCATTTAGACCTTACACAATTAAAGGATTACAAAGCAATCAAATCAGCACTTAAAGAAGCCGGTGATTACGCAAAAGCCAATGGTATTCGTATTACATCGCATCCAGGTCCGTTTGTTGTATTGACTTCTCCAAAAGATAATGTAGTTATTAATTCAATAGCTGATTTAGAATTACATGGTAAGATATTTGATATGATGGGATTGGAGTTATCGCCTTACAATAAGATTAATATTCATTGTAACGGAGTTTATGGGGATAAGCAAACTGCTATGGATAGATTTTGTGAGAACTTCGGAAAGCTCTCTAAATCGGTTCAAAGCAGGCTTACAGT